ACAAAGTTACGCAACTTGTTTGAACCATAAGCCTGACGATTCTGTGGGTTAACTGCATAAACGCCAGCGATGGTGAATGTATCGCCTTGATTTAAGCTAACGCCACTGGTCAAAGTCAAAGTGATTGTGCTTGAAGAAGCCCAACCGCTTGTCAAGAAACCAGTAGCAGTTGTAGTAGCTACAGTTGCAGAACCTGAGAAGTTACCAAAAGTATGTGAAACGATGTTTTGATCCATCTTCCAGTTCATACCAGCAGAGTCACGACCCATCAAACCTTTACGATACTGTTCGCCAATAGCTTCTTGTGGCACAAAGAGGCCTTTCAAGCTGTCAACGATAGTGGCAGAGGTAAATGGCTCAACTACGCATGAACGACGGCCATCACGTGGTGCGCCTTCAGAATCAAGGTAAGCAGCAGCGGTCAGGTAGGTGATCAAACCAGTTGGAGGTGTACCAGCAACGCCAACGATGTTAGCGGTGTTGTTAGCGGCCTGTAACGTTCCGTCACGGTCGATCTTGTTCGCAATTGCAGCACATTCTGTTACTTTGGCTTTCGCCTACTGACCACTTTCATGGCGGGGTTGGTTCTTCGACCTACCCTCAGCGACTTCTTTGGTTATATCGCTGTTCAGACTATCGCATCCCTATCGGGTTTTCTCACTTAGTCGTTCACGGTGGCTTTCGCCTTCCGCCCTGTCGCCCACTTCTGGGCTTCCAAGTCAATCAGAGAAAATTTTCCTAATTCTTAGTGAACTAGGCCGCTACTGTTAACGGCTGGCTTCAATACACGATCAGAGAACATATCAAGGCTCAATGCCAAATCTTGTGTCGTGAACTGTGTGTCAACGTGGAACTGTGTTGACAAAGTTACAGGCACAGAAGTTTCATTGAAATCTTCAACGTTCAAAGCTGGGCCAGTTGTACCAATGAAACGACCTGGTTTACGAACGTTTACTGTGTTACCGATCTTGCCACCCACGATTGCAAATTGGTCGTCATAATTTCTATCGACTTCGCTTGTAAATGTTAATTCGTTCTCCAAGACCATTAACGCTTCGTTAGTGATCTTAGAAATAGTTAGCAAATTATTTGCCATGATTATTTCCTTTAAATATAAATTGGTTTATCAGCGTATCCGTTTAGCCTGTCGTGCTGCTTTCCATTGGGCGTAAGTTCCATGAAATGCTCCATCTCCATCGATGAGAACATCTTGTGTGCCTTTGCCTGCGGTGAGAGGCTTAATCGGTGCTGGTGCTTTACTACGAGCAACAGGTTCGCTTTTGACTTCAGCAGGAGCTTCTTTACGCTCAAACTGAACTTCCAATTTCCCTAATTCCTTGAGTGCTTTGTTAACTGGCAAAGAGGAGATACGTTGGGCAAGTTCGTCATCTGATGCTAATTGATATAGGATTTGAGGGCCTACATCGGACTCTAGTATTGCGTCTCGCACTTCATCTCGCACTTGAACACTACTAGATGCCACCATTTCATCAAAATCAGGCAATTCAGCTTTAGCTTTTTCTAATTTACTTGTCCAAGATTTAATAACTTCTTGACGTTCAATTTCGATCTTGCGTTGCTGTTCTTGCTTATCACGTTCTACTAATGCTTTTTCCGCACTCCATTCAGCTAATGCTTCTGCATATTCAAAAGCATCTTGAAACTGACTAGCTTGGGGTTTTTCACCCAAAATGTCCTGTTCAACTGGTTGGGGTGCTGGTGCTACTTTGCTCTCAAGTTCTTGTAGGCGGGCTTCTAATGCTTGCTTTTCGGCTTCAGCTTGTTTAGCACGTTTTGTAAGCTCTGAAAAACGCTTTTCAAGTTTGGGATTTTGTTTAGGCTTATCTGTTACTTCCGCTTCTTGTTCTGCCTCTGGTTCACTCTCAGCTTGAGCTTCAACTTCTGGCTCTGTGGAAACTTCTCTTTCGAGTGTTTCAACTACAGCCTCAGAAGGAGCTTCTTCGCTAGCTAAACCAAGTTTATTAGCAGTCCATTCCGCTAAATTATCTGACGTTACTACATTGTCTGCTGTTCTTACTGCTGTTTCTTCTGACATGAGATTCCTCAAGATTTTTACCCAATGAACCCATTGGTAGGTATTACAACTGCTTTTATATCATAAGTGTTGTGTTTTTACAACGCTTAAATGGCTCTTTCAATCGCTTCAGCTTCGGCTGATTTCTCAGTAGTTTTATTAATATGAGCAAGAACTAAAGCTAACTGCGCCTTCATCTGCTCAATTTCAAGCTGAGTCTGAGTCTTGATAACTGTGTCGTGAGCTTGGGTATCTGTGCGGGTCATTACATCTTCACGCTTGACTTGCAAGCGCATCTTCTCACGCTCTGTTTCAGCTTCTTGCACTTGCTGTTGAACAGTTGCACGATATTTTTTATCCATTTGTTCTGCTTGTAGGGCTTGCTGGAGGTCTTGGATTTGCTTTTGAGCTTGCGCCAACTGCATCTGAACTTGTGGTGGAATAGGTGACTTATCGTCAACTTTAGCCAATGGATTAAGTGTCGCAAGGCGATCAGCAATGACATCTGCGCCAGGGAAGTCCATATTTCTGAACCAAAGATCACCAATTTGCGACATTAAATTAGGATCAGCAGCGAGAATTGTAGCCATCGACTCTGATGCTTCTTGACGTTTGGAGTTGTAGCCAGGGCCTGTATCCATTACTACGTCATATTCACCAACAGTAACGTCATTGAGAATCTTAGCCACGCCATTTTCGTCTGTGCCAGGCTGATTTAGGGTCACAATCTCAGGCTTTCCGTCATCGCCAATGATTCGCATGACTCGTTCTCTGTCATAAATCTTAGGAATCAGATCAAGAATGATGCGACCTGTATGACGAATACTGCGTGTCAAATTGTCGTAATAGTGGAAATTGGTCATATCCACTTGGGATTGCTGACCTTGCAATGCCTTACCACTCATATTGCCTTGTGGGAGCTGGCTAGGATCAAAAATACCGACTACCGCCATCAAATCTGCGTTCATTCCTGACAATGCAGTCATCACGCCCGCAGGAGGTGGCTCTGGCTGTAATCTTGTGGGTGCTGGAGCTGGTCTGCCCTCAATATCGGTCTGTTTGTAGCGTAAAACAGGCATAGCTTTAATATTAGCCATTGCCCATTCGTTCTCGTGTCCTTCGTCTTGACCTTCAGCCAATAGCCATTTTGCTTTGGGCGCTAAAGCGACAGTTTCAGTCAAAGCGGTTGACCAGTAGTTATACATACGTTGTGGGTCTTTAGCCATGCGAACTAGACCAAATTTCTTATGCTTGTCATCAACTCGCACTTCTTGACCATAAGTAGGCACGATTGGGATAAATTTACCCGCCCACTCGCCTTCTTCAAGGATTTCCATAGCGGTTAGCTTGCACCATTTGATCTTCTTGCGCCAAGTTTCACGCTTATCTACGACAGTAATGCCAGCAGCCTCTAAAACCTCTTTAGAAGGGATTTCATCGCTGTAACCTGTAGTGCCATCAGATAGCTGTAAAAGCATCTCTTTTGTGCGTTCTGTGTAGAAATACTCAGCTATGCGTATATCTTCTTTCGTAACCCATTCGCTCTCTGTATCGCCTGTTCCTCTGGATGAGAAGCCCTGGTCAAATTCAGCTTCGGGATACATCTTTTTGAACACGTTTTTGCTGATGACTGTCGTAATAAGGACACGCTCAGCATCGCTACCATCAGGTAAAACGCTATTAGGATCAAAATAGACAGTAAATGGGTTTTCAACTGGCTTAATGTAGATTTCTTGGTCAAAGCTGTCCTCTCTTACATAATCCGTAGTAATACGCCAATAGCCCCAACCCATCTTAACTGCGTATTCAAAAGCGTGGTCGTAGGCTGAATCGGCATCGGATTGGTTCTCAATATGACGGCAAATACCAGTCAAAATCTCAGCGATCTTTGCATCTGACTCATTGTTCATTCCATGCACTTTGATGCGTGGGCGTTGCTGTCTTTGCTGGTTACAGATTTGACGGATATAAGCATCAACCTTGTTGATTGTCAGGCATGGGCGAGCTTCTAATACTCGGCTGTTTTGCACATCTACAGGCCATTGATCGCCTGCTGCAAATCTCACATCATCTAAGGCTTCTGCACGATTATTGCTATCCGAATCATTACAAAGCCGTAAAAAGTCTTTGGCTTCTTCTATTCTTCCGTCTGATTGGGAGTCTGCAACGCTATCGTATGCCATAGATATTCCTTAATTATTGCCCGATTTTAAGACAAGTGTTGGATTTTTACTACACATTTTAACCCATCCACGAGCTAGGTAGTTGATAAGTTCCCCGTTGTTTTGGTGCTTTTCTAGGCTCGTTGACCATTAATCCGATATACCTGAAAGCATCAGCTCCGTGTGAATAGTTATCGTGTAGTGGCTTTTGGCTAAATTGCTTAGTATCAGGATCAACGTCATAGCGATAATGGCGTAAACATTGCAGTCCTTCATGCGTGTTGGTTTTATCGAACCAGCACTTGTTAAACATCATTCGGGCAGCATTAATGGAATCAACAATTGGTGTTCGCTCAATAACTCTAGTGTTATACCCTGAAGCTCTAACGATTTCTTCAATACTCTTGCCGTTTGAGGCCAAAGTCTTGTTTCCAGCATCATGAGGTAGCCAAATGGTGTCATATACATATCCATAAGACTGCATTTTAGCCAGGTAATGCGCTATGGTTTCTTGGTTGTTCTCGTAGTACCGAATGAGGCGAGTTTCCATGCCAATAAACTGGACAACCCAAAATGCCGTGGCATCGGCCCACCCAAGATCGAACACAACATGGCAGGGTTTGATTGGATCATAAGGGACATTACATATACGACCTTCTAGCTCTGCCATCGTCATTTCTTTAGCAAAGATAGCACCATCTACTGTCTGACGGCATAGACCTTCCCAGACTGTGTTGTAAGCCTGCCTGTCCCTGCTGAATAACTGATCTTTTTCTTCACGCAACACATCAGGAAACCAGGGGTTATCTTGCCAATTCATACGTACAGTTTGGCAGTTAGGCGGTGGATTTAATACAAATCTCTGATAAACAGGATCTGTTTCTAGCTCTGGGTTAAAAGTAATCCATATCTCAGAATCGGGCGTTCTTATCGTAGGTATAAGAATTTCAAGACTTCGATCACTTACAGTCTGTGCTTCCTCAATCCACACATGAGTGCTTCCCTCATAAGATTTTATGTTTGCTGGATTGTTTTTGAGGCCCACAAAGTTAAACTCTGTGCCATTTTTGCCTCTAATTTGATTCTGAGTTACTTCATAGAATGATTCTAGCCTCATCGCTATGATCTGATCTGCCAATAACCTATGCACAGATTGAGCAATAGAGTTTTGAAATTCTCGAGCGCAAAGCACTCTAATTGGCTTTTTAACGCCTATAACAAGCAAAGCACGGGCAAATCCCCAAGATTTTCCAGAACCTCGCCCACCATGACAAACTTTAAACCTTGATGGCTCAAAGAGGAATTGCAGCTTGATAGGGAAGTCAACCGCAGATATTGCCTCCCGCAGTTCTTGGGTGATTTCACTCACTTGGCTTTACAAACCTGACTTCTAATGAAGTAACGATATTGTTGCCTTCTGCATCTTCAAGAGTATTAGCCTGGACTGCCTTGCCATCTAAACGATCAGCTACTTCTTTGACAGCCCATGCTTCCCCTGCTTCTGCTTGATCTAATACTTTGTCAACAATTCTGCCAATCTTCTGTGGATTCTGAGCTAAAGCCCTTCTCATAGCATCTAAAAAAGGCTTATTCTTTGTTGCGTTCTTGTTACCAATAGGCGCACCGACAGGATTATTTGACTTTTCTTCCATTTCTTTGAATTATAAATACTTTTTGTTGTATTTACGCAACACTTTGGCTGTCATCAGAGTGTTGTATTTCTGCAACACTTGTCTGTTTGATAGCTTGGACTTGTGCTGTAGCCTGTCCATGAATTTTAGCGATTAATCCAGCTACTTCTGCATAAGCAGCGTTACCAACGTGTTTAAGGATTGCTTCCACTTCAGCGATTTCAAGATTAAGATTAATCATTTCTTTTTAGCCTTTGCTTTCTTAGCTTCACGCTGAACATTAAGAGCGATGGCTACAGCCTGTTTCTGTGGCTTACCACCAATTTCCATTTCAGTTTTAATGTTTTTGCTTACTGCCTTCTTGCTGGCTGATTTCACTAATGGCATTGCTTTACTCCTTGTTGTTGCCTTCTTCAAGGCGGGTTTTGCTTTAATTTCTGCTTTGCGTGGCTCAAAGTCCTCAGTAACAATAGGAAAATGCCATTGATTAGATGGCTTGGGCTTTGGGCCGATGACTTTACTTAACCAAGATTTGATGCGATGTATCATATATCCCCTATTCTGTCCAGCAGATATCCTGCCAGCTCATCAGTAAACACTTCTCGCCCTCGTGGTCTATCTTTGTGAACTTCAGATATTCCTCTTTGGGATCATCGTTCATTGTGCCAAAACGGACTCTTGAACCTACCGA